TTGGTGATGTTTTGGCATTGGAAAACGAAAATGCGCAACTAGACCACGTTAAAGAAATTAACGAAGAACTATTAGCAGGTTCTGCATATTTAACATCTGCAGGCGCTGCTACTACATTCACTGTGCCAGCAGCAATTGCAAAGCACTTTAAAGTCGGAGACGCTGTAGCACAATACGACGTATCCGCTACTGGGCACGACAGACAATCAGGTTCTGTTGTTTCCGCAGTAAACACTTCAACTGGTGTTGTTACCGTTGCTAGCGGAACTACTTTCGCAGATGGTGACATAGCCTATATTTACAGCAGAGGTGGAATGACTTCCATTGACGATATTGTTATGCAAGACGGCGCTGCTGTAGGTAACCAGACTTCCAGAGTAAGGGCTTATGACTTAACTATTAATGATAGGTCTGCTGGAAACTGGAACGCTGGTGCATCCGTTTCTTATAACGGTGGTACTGGTAGAGACCTTTCCCTCACTTTGCTGGATAATGCTATTCAGAAAATTAGAGAGAACGGTGGTGAGCCAAAACTAATCCTATTAGGACATGACCAATACTTTAATCTTGAAAGACTATTAAGCTCTAATCAGCGATACATGGGTCAAGAAGAGTATCAGGTTGGTGTAGGCTCAGAAAGAACTTTCCCCGGAACTCGAACTGGGTTGGTTCTAGCTACCTATCAAGGAATTCCAATACTTCCAGATGCTGACACACCTAAGTCAGTTTCTACTGCCGATGCTGTTTTAGGCTCGAACGTATATGTCTTAGACACAGATTATCTGGAAATTGCTGTTGCACAGCCTACTCAGTATGTTGAGAACCGAGACTACTTCGCAGCTAATGCTCTAGTAGTAAGAGGTCTACTCTACACTATGGGTGAGTTGCGTTGCAAGAACATGTTTGTTCAAAGCAAAATCGCAGACTTGAACGCATAATCGGACAGGTCTACAGCGTAGGGGGCTCTAATGAGCCCCCTACATTAATATGTACATCAAAAATAAATAAAATCAAATTCTAGGTGAATAAAATGGCTGATACAACTGACCAGATATCCATTGACCTAGCCGTTTATATGGAAAGATTAGATACGTATATAGCCACCCAGTCACAGTTAAATGAAACCTTATGCAGTCGGCTGGAAAGTTTAGATTCAGAGCTAGAAGATTTAAGAGATTGGAGAAGTAGGTTTTATGGAGCAAAATCATTAATGTTTTTAATGGGGATACTACTAGCTCACGGTGCGGCTGTGATTGCTAGTATGGTTACAGTGTCTTCAATTATGAACGATTAGGAGAATTACGTATGGCAAACGAAAGACATACAGACCAACGAGAATGGGAGATTGACTACTCTACACGTCAATCAGTACATGCTGTTACTAAATATAGTCCTTTTAGAGAGGCTCTTAGTACTACAGCCTCTACTTTATTTACGCCAACACAAGGCGAAATTGCTACTAACTGGGTACAGAATCCTCGAATTGAAGCTACTGATATAAGTACGTTTACTGCATCAGGTTCAGCCATTTCCCGCAGTACTGCACAACAATCAGTAGGTGCAGCGTCATTATTGGTGAACCCTGCAAATTCTGCTAATCATGAAGGTTTTTACTGGGAATCTCCAAAAATTCCATTTAGTTTAAATCCACAATATTTGTCTGTACAAATCGAGCATCGAGGAGCTTCTGCTTCAGGTGCTGTTAAAATAGAAATAAAAGATACAACAAATACTGTTCAACACGCTGTATCGGCAAGTTCTGATTTAGCTACAAGTTGGACACGAATAACCACTACTTACGCTATTCCAGGTTCAACAGCATCCGCTGCGTATAGATTATACGTAACTACTGCTGGGCAACACAACATTGATTACTATGTTGACAAGATTATGTTTGAAGTACGAGAAGATACCGCAGCCGTTTCTACCTATGTAGATGGCTCTAGCGGAGTTAATTACGAATGGACTGGAACCGCTAATGCTTCTAGTTCAATTAAAAAACGAGGCATGACCACAATTAAAGGTATGAAAGTTACTAATGAATCAAGTACAGGTGGTGAAATAGTTTATTTAGCTATAGGTACTACAGCTACTTCAAGTACTGGAATACCTATTGGAGCGGGCGAAAGTTTTGAGCCAACTATCCCATTAGGATTTACAGATTATGTTTCTGTAATATCCGCATCAGGTACACCCACAATCCGAGGCGTAATCTGGGGGGTTTAATGACTACAATTGAATCAATAAATAAAGATATGTATCAAGCAATTACTGATGATTCAAACATAACAGTTATTGAAAAACAGTTTGGACGGACTACTGTACAAGATATTTCTAAAGCTTTGAATGAATACGAGCGTTTATTTAAGGCTGGAATAGCATCAGATGCTGAAATTCTTACTTTATCACGAGCTTATCCTAATTCTAAAACTTATACTTCTGCTGCCCAAAATATTACAGAAGAGCCTATTGTAGTAGGAGGTCCAGCTAGCGTAGAGTTAATTGATAGAGAGGGACATTTAATTACTACTAATGCACTTGAAAAAGCATTTGATAAATACATGTCAAACTTTAGAACTCGGAATACAATGGTATTGCATTCAGATGTTCAAGTCGGCTGGGCATTACCAGCTTATATAAGTAAAACTGGGCAAACTTTTAAATCAGGGGTTGACGATAAGGGTTTATTCTTTGTCACAGAAATTCGTAAAGATACTAAGATTGCTCAAAAAGTATTAGACCAAATTAATGAGGGTAAGTTAAAATCTTATTCTATTGCTGGTTCAGCTACTAAAACACAGAATATGCAAAAAGGTTTAATGCCTTATATGCAAGTTGATGAAATGGAACTTGCAGAAGTTACCGTATGTGAAAAAGGAGTTAATCAGGCAGCTGGATTCGACATTTTAAAAGGAGATGATGCCGCTACACATACATGTACCGATGGGAGTTGTTTAGCCCATTTAGAAAAATCTGAGAGTGAAAGTTATGAAGTGGAAGTTATTTATAAAAATAATGGCGATATTGATTTTCTTAATTCTTTTATGGCGTGGGTGGAAAAAGAAGACATTTTAACTTCTGGAAAAACTTTTGCTACCTTAGAAAACTTTGCTGGAAGGGAAGCGGAACATCACCAACTTTTACGAGAATATGGATTTCCATCAGAACAGCCACAAGAGGGCATGCGGTATACACCCGTTGTAGAATACGAAACTGATGCGGATGGAATGCCTATCCATATGAAGCCACCTTGGTCTGTTAATGAAGCGGGGCAAACATTAGGTGAAAGATTAGATGATTCTCTTTCTACTTATGTAACCCCTAATGTTACTAAATCTGATGATGATGAGGATGAAGATGATAGTGGGTGGGTTTCCGAATGGCAAACACCACAAGTTGAAAAAGATGCAAATATGATAATGGCTGATTCTAACACACCAAGTACGCCATCTATGGGATGGTTTGATATGTTAAAAACCGAAACCCCCTCAGATAAATTTTCAATTTGGCTAGATAAACAAGATGATATAAATGCAATCACTGCCAGTGCTATGGATAAAGCATATCCAGACTGGAGAAACAACAAAGAGGATTACAAAAACCAATGGGATAACATGAAATCTAATATTACGGAGGGTTATAAGTAACCAAAAATGACAAACATTCTTACTCAGGCATTAAATTTTTTACATCTGTCCGGAGGACATAACTACCACGACCAAGTAGACCAAGAGTATGAACTGTATAAACATATAGAACATATTGATGAGCCAGTAGAGCCAACACATTGCAAGTATTGCGACTTAGATAGTAGGACTCAACAAGAAAAATACCGAGATAGTCATTTAATATAGAATTGGTTACTTTCCCAGTATAATAAGATAAGACAAAATCAGAGGGGGGACATATGGATAACGCCTTAGACCACGAGTGTATCTGTAATTGTGAGGAAGATAAATCCGAGCAATGTATATGTAAAGCCGAAGATGGGTGCAGTTGTCAGGGATGTGGATGTGAAGCGAATGTACCGATAGCACAATGCGGGTGTGGCAACTGGCAGCAATGTGCGATAGAAAATCAAGAAGATTAAGGAGACAATAGATATGATAAGAATACTTACTTTAGGTATCCAGTTTTTCATGTTGAATAGTGGACAGTCCAAAGCTGGTAAAGGCGTTCTTAACGAGGGCATGGACGTTATAACAGCTATTGGTAAAGCAATGAAAGATAAGAAGATAACTAATGCCGAGAAAAAAGCTGTAGTTAAAGAGTTAAAAGAATTTTCTAAAGCTGCAACTGACTTATTAGATTCCATAGCAATTCCTGAATAATCAGATGACCCTATGGATTTACAAAATCTCAAGCTACCGTTAGGCATAGTATTATTAATTCTAGCTCAAGCATTCGGTGTAATCTGGTATGTAAGTGGGTTAGATGCTAACGTCAAAGTACTAAACACAGCGGTAGCTGAGATTAAATCTTCAATGGACGCAAAGGAAATTGCCGTCCTTTCTACAGAACTCTCCCATCTTAAAGAAAAGATGGAAGACGTTGAAACCTTTGACCCTTCCGATATCCACATAGACGATTTAGATATTCCTTCATTTGATGCCTTATTTGGCGAACTAGACCATATATATCAACGTCTTGACGAGATTGAACGGAACGGTGGTGGGGAACTTCCACAAGATATTTATTGGCAACTTGATGATTTATGGCGAGAAATGGAAAACCGTTCTCGTGAATGGGAAGAAGTACGTTTTCAATTAGACACATACTACTTCCAGATAGAGGATATAAATATCCGCTTAAAAGATTTAGAAAGGCGGGTAACAGAATTATTAGATCAATCTAGGTGGAACTAAGATGAAGCTTAATCTTAACTTAGCCACCATTAGCGTACTAGTAGGCTTTGCCACACAGATAGGTGGAGGCGTTTGGTATTTATCGCAAATAGACGCTGCCGTTGCTAGTAACTCTGCAAATATTCAAAAGATACAATCTACGTTAGAAGAACAACCCTATGACCATTTAAATGCTACGGTAGAGAGCTTAAACAGTAGGGTTGATGAAATCTCAATGACTGACCTACTTACCCTTTTTCAAATGTCAGGAGATGAGACTAAAGAAATATCTGACCGCATTTCCGAACTTGAAAAACTTAATGCTTTAATTGAGCTCAAGCTCGAAATGTTAGCGGTACAAGGGGCAGGAGGATTATAAATGGATATAAAACTAGGTAACCTAAAAGTTTCATTAGCTATTATTATTACCATTGTTGTACAAGCTGCAGGTTTAATATGGTATGTATCATCGTTAGATAGCCAAATGAAAGCTAATGCTACGCAAATACAAGAATTAAAAGAAGCTCATACTATTAAAATTAACGACTTAGAAACTAGGCATAATATAGCTATTGAAAAGGTTGCATCTGATTTAGAACAATATGAACAACTAGATGGCTCTATGTATGCACAATTAGAAACGAGAGTATCAGAAACCGAACAAGTTCAACGTGTTATAGATAACGAGATGCGCACTATTATGTCAGACCATTCTGGCTTTAATGATGTTCTTAAAGAGTTGAATAAAGCTGGTCTATTACCTAGTGGCGAGAAGAGAGAATATGGAGGGTACTATTAATGAATAATTTAAAAATCCCCATAGCTGTAGTAGGCGTTATACTTGTTCAAGCCTTTGCGGTAATTTGGTATATGTCTAACCTAGATGCAACTGTTAAACGTTTAGATGATACTGTATCTAATTCAGCTATCGAACGTTTTGGGATAATGGAAACTGAAATTAAACATCTGCAAGAGCAAGCATCTTTGGAGTGGCCTGCGGATTTTGCGAAAGATGTCGGCGAGCTAGATATACGTGTTAGCGAAATAGAAAAGCTGTTACTAGAATGGTCAGATCAAAATGTATTTCATATACATGATGAAGATTTTGATAAAAAGATAGAGCAGAAAATTACTACTTTAAGACAACGTATACAAAAACTAGAAGCTAACCAAGAAGTTATATTTGAAGAAGCCCGTGGCATTAAATCAAAGGTGAAATAATATGGGTAAAAATGGTAACGGAATAAATCTGTCAGAATCAGGTAAAGTAAATTTAGATATTAAATCTTTAGTTGGCATTGTTGCAATGTTATTGTCTATTGCATCCGTGTACTTTACGCTACAAGGCAAAATAACACAGTTAGAATTAGATGTGGTACGGATGCAAGATACTTCATCTATGAATACGGAGTTCCGTATTAAATGGCCTAGAGGCGAACTAGGAGCCTTGCCAGATGATGCGGTGCAGGATATTAATATTGAATATCTTCAAGAAGAAATAGAGGATTTAGAAGAAGTTCTTGAGGATTTAGAAGATGCGCTAGAAAGTCATTTTAATGAACGGACTGATGGACACTAATAAAATAAAAGGAGAGAGGTTATGCTAAAAATAGGACACGAGGTCGTACGACCAAGTAAATTAAGCGGGGGAGCTAATGTAGTAATTCCCGTGCCAGAAGAGCTTGAAACTGTTCCAGGCATTCCTACAAATCAACGAGAGGTTGATTGGTACAGTAGAGAGTATCCTTTAGAAACTATGAACATTACCGAACGAGCATCCAGAGACTGGGCAAACAAAATTCGAGATGGTCATGCAGAAATGCGGGAAATTAGGAAAGAGCACGATAAATTAAACCGCAATCTTGTTATGGCAGCTCGACTAACTGGGGATGTCGAACCTACAGCTGAACCAAGTGGGGAGGATGTATCGGAGCTAATTAAACAAAAAGCTAAAGAGTTAGGCTTTACCGAAGTAGGTATTACAGCCTCTGATAGAAAATATTACTACGCTAGTAAACAAGACTGGGTAAAATTTCCTAATGTTATTTGTCTAGCATATGAGCAAGACTACGAACCAACTCAAACTATTCCTAGCATTGATGCTGAAATAGTTCACTCAAGCACATACAGAACAGAAGGTGCTGCTGGGTTAGAACTTGGTAAATATATAAATGAATTAGGATATCATTCACAAGTACATAGTCCAAACGATAATACTGGACCGTACATTCCTATGTTTGTAGCCGCAGGGCTTGGACAACTAGGAGCCTGTGGATATCTACTTACTCCACACGTAGGATCACGTTGCCGACTAATGATGATTACCACTGACGCTAATGTATCGTATGATGAACCAGTAGATTATGGCATACATGCTTTTTGTCAGGTTTGCCAAGTGTGTGTAAACCGATGCCCAGGCAGAGCATTAATGAGAGACAAAATCTGGTGGAGAGGAATCGAGAAAAACAAACTATACTTCAAACGATGCCGACCAGTTATGGCTAGGTACTTAGGTTGTGGTGTATGCATGAAAGTATGCCCAATCCAGAAGTATGGAATGAAAAATGTTATGGAACATTATGCAGAAACTGGACAAGTTCTAGGTAAAGGAACTCACGACCTCGAAGGATATGAAATGGAAGGTATGGGTTACTTCGGTCCTGGTGAAATGCCTCAGTTTGATGCTGGGTTCTTTGATATGCCTCACGGTGATGCTACCGAATGGGCATTCGACGAATTTAAGAAAAGAGCACAAGAATCTGGAGGAGAAATAACTGAAACCTTATTAACAGATTTCAAGGATGAAGTCCAAAGAGCTATGGGACTGAGTCAAGATAACCTTGAAATGATGTATGAGGAAGAAGATTATATATAAGAAATGTTTAAAAAACTTACGCTGCGTGATTGGCTGATATTTGGGGTAGTATTCTTTAGCTTATTATCCTTATTATCATGCCGACACCTACCCTTTATAGGGGAAGAACAGACTAGTCTCGAAGACGTAGAAATTACAGAAGAAGTAGCTACAGCTCCTACCAACACGTTGGAAGCCGTTTTACAAAGGGGGGCTTTAAAGTGTGGAGTTAATGAAAACCTCAAGGGGTTTGGAATGAAGCTCTCTACGGGCAACTACGAGGGCTTCGATATTGATTTTTGCAAGGCTGTAGCTACGTCTATACTAGGAACGCCAACCGTTGAATACATTCCGTTAAATGCAGCGGAACGCTTTACAGCACTAGCGGACGGTACTATTGATGTGCTTATTCGTAATACTACATGGACTGCTACAAGAGATATGAAGCTAGGCAATAGCTTTGTTACTACCACATTTTATGATGGACAAGGGATTTTAGTTTATACAGACACAATGTATACAGGGCTAGACCTATTAATAATGCAAACTCTAACTCAGGGAACTGATACACTTATGGAACTTTCAGGCTCTACAATCTGCGTAGTAGCGGGAACAACAACGTCTAGGAATATTCAAGAAACCTTTAATAATGCCGGGGTTCCGTTTAAACTACTTGAGTTTGAGACTAACATGCCTTTACGAGCAGCCTTTGGAAGGGGAATTTGCAATGCAATTAGCATGGATAAATCAGCGTTACTATCATTCAAAGCAACATTAACTAACCCAGATGAACTTACATTGGCAGGGGCTACGCTATCAAAGGAACCATTAGGTCCAGTAACTAGAGATAATGATTCAGAGTTTTACGACATAGTACAATGGACCGTCTTTGGAATGATACAGGCGGAGGAGTTAGGGGTTACTAGTGAGAATATAGACAGGTATATACAGCAACCCTTTGACCCCAAGATAGCAAAGCTCTTAGGAGTTAGTTATGGGGGCGGGGAAGTATTGGATGTAGGTTTAGCTGTTGAAGCACAGTTTATGCAAGAAGTAATACGCCAAGTAGGGAACTATGGGGAAGTCTACGACAGACACCTAACACCACTTGGATTAACTAGAGAAAACAGTTTAAATGCATTATGGCAAGATGGAGGTTTAATATACTCGCCACCATTTAAGTAAGGAGAGAGCATGGCTTTAACACATATAGGAGACATTCCCAATCTACACGTTCGAGATTTCCAAAGAAAACGTGTATATGACGCAGAATTAGATTGTTCTTTTTGGGACAATGTTTCTATAATGCCGATAGAAGAGATTGAGCAACTTATTCAGAATATATCTATTTGGGCAAGCATTGAAAAACCACAACTTTCAGTTCAAGGGCATGAGGATATGCTGGCAGCCTACGCAACGGCTACCGAGATTGTACTACCTTTTCCTATAACGCAAAGCAAACCTTTCATATGTCACGAAATGTCTCATGTGATTAACTATCAACTAGGCCCCGCTGATCATCATGGGTCAAACTTTGCTAAGGTCTACCTAGAGGTGGTAAACACAT